GGCAGTTCGATTCCCACACCAACACATCGAGTACAGCGAGGCAGAGAGGTCCATCGCAGATCGATCAACAGCAGCAGCGTCGTTCATCTCAGTGACCTACACACTCAAGGACCAAAACCCGGATAAAGCTTGGGAAAACCTTGAGTAGCGATAACTCCCGATAAAGGGAACTTTCGGTCTCACACTTCTAAAATTGTGACTCAAGTAAAACACGTAAAGTCTATGGAGATACGAATACCTACATAAACCATTACGTTAAAACCTTGAATCTTACAACAAAGAAATGTAGATATCCGTTAAACGGATCTCCTGACCGCGACATTAGCCCGCCGCACGAGTGAGTCACACACTCGATTAGATTTGGTTGAAAAACATAACCAAACCTTAGTTTAGGCCCCCTTATAAAGGAAGGGGATAACTTGTGCGCCTATATAAAATAGGGCACCCGGAGAAAAAGAAGCACGAAAAGTCTTCTGCTCCTGCACAGAGAATTTTAATCTCTGCGTCTCCTGACGCTGCAGCGTTATACGCTACGTGAGCTCGCCAGCTCTGATTGAATGGGTAATCTGAATCGTTCACATCCATTCTCTTAGCAGGTGCCATACGATAAGTCATGTAATGTGGACTTTCAAAAGAAATTCCATCACCAGTAGCGTTAGCCACTAGTGCACAACCTGCGGCACCGGACGAAGGACCAGTAATCAAATGCTCATAAAAATACTGAGCAGTACTGTCGGGTCCCAACACAGCGAATTCTGAAATACCAAACTTGGCAGAACCACGCTGTTCACCTATACGTTCAACGTAATAGGTATTTTTATTCGTGCCACCACCATTGGCACTAATAAATTTCCATCTTATACCACCTCTGTAACCAGCAAACATTGGAACAATATAGTTCAACAATGTCATATATACATAGTTGGTTTTATCTAGCGTATCAGTATCGAAAAACGCGTCTGGCGCACCTCCTCTATAAAGAGGAAAGTGTTGATGCCTGAGTATCTTAACACGTTGACCTGTTGAAATTGGTCCAATGACAAAATACATACTGTAACGTTTGATTAGAGAGCGTAAAGACGGAATAGACTCCCCCATATATACAGTGTTATTTACAACTGCACTACCAGCTACTAGAGCATCATCTACTTGCACATGCATCGGCGCAGAAGGATCAGTGGTATCTTCTGCAACACCTTGTTCGTCAACACCTGACTGCGGAACAAGTTTATCAACAACTGGAAGTGGAATTGAGCGCAACTCGCGCACCAACTCACTTAAAGATGTAATGATAGCAATTGCAAGCGTAGCTCGAACAGTATTAACTCTAGAAAAATTGGCAATGCGAACTTTCACGTCTTCAACTTCCTCAAAAATGGTTTCCAGTTCAGGAACAAAATCATCAGATCCAAATTGGACCGAATTATTTCCTGCAAAAGAATAATCTACCATTTCGATACCAGACTGAGGAAAGAAACAATAATCTTGAATAGAATTACTTGGAGCTGCAAACTCCAAATCTCTACCACAAGAAGTGAAGACGGCTACTTTAACATTATTATCAACATCAGGCAAAGTAGAAATACCTGGTGCTGTAAGTTCGTTTACAACATACACACTAATAACACCGTTTGCGGTGCGACTAAAAGCAGTTCCATAAGACGAAGTTTGCCATTGCACTGTAGAAGTGTTAGGCTTATCCGTTAACAACCAACCATAAGGTGAGGCCCACCCAATCGACACTGTAAAATCTTTCTCAGACGCAATGTCACAAACATAGGTGTAGTTGGTGTTATACTCATTGGAAGCTACGATATACGGTTCGAAGACAATCTTAATACGTCCTCGATGAAAATTACTAGAAATAACCATAAAACGAAAATCAATAGTCCCGCGCCAATAATCAAAAGCTGCTGACAAATAACCACCCGGCGTAGGGTGGATTTCAGAACTCAAAACAGACCACTGTGAAGGAGTTACCTTAGCAGTGAACAATAGAGTTTCAGATGTTTGAGCCGTTGTCCAATCGAAAGTAGTAAGAAAGGACTCACGAGTTACAAGAGAAGAAATAGACATCTCATCTGTACCATCGAGTCCAACCGTTCGACTATCAATCGTCAACTCCTGCTTAACATCTAATGACAACTTTTCAACTTGATCATCAACGTTACCGTTAGCCATACGCGAGAAAGGATTAACTGCTACCATAGCAGCTGGTTCAATTTGCGCAGGCTTAGAATAACCAAACATACGTGCAATCTGAGCTACAGCACCTGTAGCGAGCTCAGTCGCACGCATATAAGGTCCAATCATAGGAGCATCAATCAAGGCAGCAGACCAAGTATTAGCTACACTAGCTATCTTACTAATTGGTCCATCACCGTACTCATCACCAGATTGAGGTTCAAAAGACTTCCTCTTCCAGTGAGACTGCTCCTTATTTTTAGACGGAATATACTCCCAAATAGTATCTGGCACTCGCTCCGGAAGAGACGGAGGGTCAGGAGGAGCATGAGGCCTGACGAAATTACCGGCTCCATTATATGCAGATTCAAAAAGAACCATAGCAATTTTAGGAGGCAACGTCCTCAGGCTACGTATATAATCGATCTCTGGTGTAGAAGGATCTTGCAACCATTGACCTTTATATAATGCACCAGCCAAGAGAAGATTCTCTAATTGACTGGGCGTATTACAAGCATCCACTAAATGAACTAAACGTGGATCAAGGCGATCATACCACAAACGCCAAGGACTAACATCACTATCTCCGGATTGAGGTTCAAATCCAGATTGGGGAACAATAGTTCCAGGTTCAGTAGACGTAGGAATAGCCATTTCAACATTCTCAGCCCAAGCGAAAACGTTAATAGTAACGTCTGTTGAACCACCGTTAGCATGACGCAAAGGCGCGATAGTATGAATAATCATAGAACCCAACTGATCCCACTCATCTTCAGGTACAGACAAAGCATCTTTATAATAAAAGAAAGGCAAAGTCAATTGTCCACCTAAAGACATAGTAGGATCCAAATAAATGTGGGGTCTCTGACTAGCTTGCACAACGTCTTGGATATAAAAGGCACGATCTACTGTGAGATTGTCCTGAGCATCCAAGGGAATGTACGAAGCAATCAACCTACCAAAATGAAAACCAGTTCCGTTAATCACAATTTTTACACATAATTTACTACGCAACAAATAATAGTTGGAAATACGGTTGATCACACGTGGATTCTCCCAAAAGAGCTTCCACGGATTAAATTTCTGATAAAGATTCACACCATTACTCCAAGTATATGATGCAATCTTAACAGGACGCGAGAAAAATTCCTCCAAACTAGCGTCATACTTCTGAGCACTCCTAAAAGTGGCATCAGGCATGGAGGGAACTACATAGTCGTAACCAGGATTCTGATCAGAGAAATCTACGACCTGTGCTTTCTCTGACGAAGTATTAATATTTACATTAAAAAGTTTAGAAGTACACTTTAATCTTACATCTATGCAACGAGTACCATTGTTACACGACAGCGTTCTCAAATTGGAGTGTCAATCCATTTCTAAATAGAAATATACAACTATAATACAAGCCTATACAAATATACATGAGGGGCCAATGTATACAAATACGGTATCCAATATATTACACATCAATGGTTTTACGGGCAAAGCATCCGAAGGTCTTTGATGAAGACCTACCAGTCCTTATAAGTTTCGTACCATTCTTGAGCAAATTCATCAAAGGACTTGTTAAGATTGGTACACATTGAAGTTAATCGTGATCTACGAGCAACTTCGACCATTTGTTGCTGCCTAACATTAAATGTATCACGACCGTGAAAGAACCACTCACGGATCGCGCCATCAACATTTCCAGCAGCTAACTGGTCTAACGATAATGGACTCTTCTTATCATGCACACAGCAGTGCAACGATTTAAAGATAGAGTCCTCAGACAGAGCTCCAACATGCACACCTATTTCCGGAATGAAAACAGATTTGCGCTTAAGGAACTCGACATCTGAAACAGACATACGAGAGACTAGTTCACTCTCTTTGTCTGGCATAGTGTAAGTCTGACCGTATTCGGCCAAGAACTTGGAGATTTCCTGAACTCCAAAACCCTCACACATCAACGAAGCAGATCCTGCATTATCATCACCATAAGTGACAATATGCACATTGGAACGAAAATCAACTTCGGACGACCTCTTTGCGAAATAAGCGCATCGCAAATTGAGACTTCCACAAATCCCATTGAGGTTTACGGTGAGAGAGTTTCCACTAATATGGGAACCAGAAACTAGACTAATCAAATCACCATTGAAGTTGATCATAGAGTACGCAACATCAGTCGCAATCGACTCCATCATCAAAATATCAGTTTCATCGTAAGCAAACTGACGGGCGATATTGATAAGAATACGGAAGGCCGCAAGAATTAACTGCGTAGGGAGGCGTTGATCATACTTCGAATAATCTCCAGCAACCCAAGCCTGATCACCAAAAGTACCAAGGTGATTCATCAATTCATCCCATTCCGGGGAATAGCAGTTAATACCTACTGCACACTCGGAAACTAAGGGATTCATCTGAAGCATACGAGCAATTGGCAAGAAAAGGCGCCTAATCCAATACGTTTGCGCAATGCCATTTGCATAGAAGATGCGACATTTACCCTTAGCCAAGGGCAAAACTTCATCCTTCTTGCAGGCTTTGGCGACCGTAAAGGCGCGTTCGCCTGAACGGTAGCAGTTACCGACACGCTCAATTTCAGCTAAAATATCTTGCTCAAAATCAAACTTGTGTTGATAAATCTCATCTGCTGGCAATTCAACCATAAAGTTGGATTT